AGGTATTCGCGACTGCAGAAAATTTTTAGATATGGACACTTTCAATCAAGGTAATTTAATAGGCTACTAGAGCTTCATATGGCTACACAGAGAGAAGTTGCAGAACATTTAGACTTATCAGTCAAAAGAGTGTCAGAACTCATTAGAGATGGAATCTTACCTAGTAAAGTTGGCAGAAGTCCTTTGAATATAGATGTCTGCAGAATCGCTTATATCTCATATCTTAGAAAACTAGGTGGCTACAATAAGAAAAGTGGCACTGGTGACATTACAGAGGAGAAAACTAAACTAACTGCAGCTCAAGCAAGAAAAGCTGAATTAGAAGTTGAGCAACTAGAGGGCAATCTAATACCTGCTCAATTAGTACAAGATACATGGATTGATTATGTAGCTAATGCCAGAGCTAAACTAATAGCATTGCCATCAAGAATCGCACACCAAGTCATAACAGTTGAGAACTATCCAGAAGCAGAACAGATCATTAAAGATAAAGTTTATGAAGCACTAGAAGAACTAGGAGAAAATGGAATACCAACAAAATATAGAAAAGGTGATACAGCAGACCAACCAGATATGGTCACCACCACCGAATCTGCAAGTTAGCTCTTGGTCAGATAATTACAGAAAACTATCACCAGAATCTTCTGCTGAAGCAGGTCAGTGGAGAACTGACAGAGCTGAATATCAACGTGAGATAATGGATGCCTTTAATGACCCAAATATTGAAAGGATTGTGGTCATGACTAGCTCACAGGTTGGCAAAACTGAAATACTGCTTAATGCTATTGGTTATTACATAGACCAAGACCCATCACCTATGCTTATAGTGCAACCTACATTGCAGATGGGTCAGTCATTCTCTAAAGATAGGCTTGCAGGCATGATTAGAGATACAGAAAAGATTAGAGAATGTGTAAAAGATGCAAAAAGCAGAGATAGTGGCAATACAACCATGCATAAAAAGTTTGCAGGTGGTCATTTATCTATTGTAGGCAGCAACAGTCCTGCAGGTTTAGCATCAAGACCAATCAGAATCTTGCTTATGGATGAGGTAGATAGGTGGGAAACGTCAGCAGGTAGTGAAGGTAGTCCAGTTAGTTTAGCTGTAGCAAGAACTAAAACCTTCTGGAATCGCAAGATTTACATGTGTAGCACACCAACCATTAAAGGTTTATCTGCAATTGAATCTGCTTTTGAAGAGTCAGACCAACGTTATTACTATGTGCCATGTCCAGAATGTGACCACAAACAAGTATTAAAGTGGAAGAATGTTGTCTGGGAAGAAAACAATTATGAAACTGCAGCTTATGCATGTGAAGAATGTGGTTCTGTAATTGATGAAGCTAAAAAACAATGGATGATTAAGAATGGTGAATGGAGAGCAAGTGCAAGCAAAAGTAAAACTGCAGGCTTTCATATTTCAGAGCTGTATTCTGTCTGGTCAACATGGGCAGATATGGCAAAAGCATTTCTTGAAGCTAAAAAGAATCCAGAAACATTAAAAACATGGGTCAACACTTCTTTAGGTGAAACATGGGAAGAACAAGGTGAAGCTGTTGAGTATGAATCACTGCTTGAACGTAGATTGAATTATGATCACACTTCAGTTCCAGAAGATGTGCTTGTAATCACAGTTGGATGTGACGTACAAAAAGACAGAATTGAATTACAAACTGTTGGGTGGGGTAAAAACTATGAAGCATGGGTTTTGGATTATAAGATTCTCTGGGGTGACCCCAATGCATTTAATGTCTGGTCAGATTTAGATGCTTACCTAAAGAAAAGATTTAAAACTGAAACAGAGAGAATCATCCCCATCTCATGTTGCACAGTTGACTCTGGTGGTCACCATACACAAAGAGTTTATGAATTTACTAAAGAACGACATTCCAGAAGAGTGTTTGCTGTAAAAGGTTCAAACCAAACTGGTAAAGCAATAGCAAATAGACCAACCTTCATTGGAAAAAACAGAGCTGTTTTATATCCAGTAGGAACTGACACAGCAAAAGAAGCAATATTTGCAAGATTATCTACTGAAAAGGAAAGTACAACGCTGCATTTTTGTTCAGACCTTGATGAAGAATACTTTAAGCAGCTCACAGCAGAAAAAAGAGTCACTAAGTTTGTCAGAGGTAAAAAATCTCTAGTCTGGAAACAGATCAGACCAAGAAACGAAGCACTGGATACTCTGGTTTATAACTTTGCAGCTATCTACATACTTAATCCTAACTTTGCTGTCATTGAGGAAAAAATACTTACAAATACAGCAAATTTAGCTGAAAACCCTAAAAAAAGGCGAAAAATAGCAAAAAACACCACAAATTTTGCTACTTCATGGAAATAATTGTAGATATATAAGTATATATCTATATAATTAGTTGTATGTTTACACAAATTACTATGGAGAACGACATGAAAAACTTAATTACAAAACTAGAAAAACTTTTTGCAGATATTGATGCTAAAGTTTTAAAAGCTGTTGAAGATAATCTTAGGTATGCAATTCAAGAGCTTCAAGAATATTGGTCAAGTAAATCTAATGATCAAGATGTCCTGAAAAAAATCATGACTGATTGTGGCATTGACAGAGATTTAGTTGGTCAAATTCGCTTCAACTTTGCTAATAATGATGCAGACACTGCATTTGCTACTGTGCTAGAAATGGTGCAAGACCCAGTTTTGCAAAAGCATGAAAAGAGAAACTATACAATTGCAAAAAAACTTATCAGCAATGGCATATCTGATTTAGAAGCTAAGTCTTTAGAAGAAACTGTAAGCCATCATGCTTTAGTTCAAGAATGGTTAATTGATAATCTTATTGTTGAAATAAGAGTTATATTTGCAGGTGGTTATAACGTGCAAAAACTACATTCAAGAACACTTTGCAATGTTAAGGAGTGTGCATAATGAACTACAAGCAAATCAAAAGACATAACAGCAAAGAGTGGAAGAAGTACAACGAAAGTTTACACAACTGGACTGGTGCTATCTATAGACCACAAACATACAATCTTGGTGCTTACATAGAAAAAGAAGCAACTTCAGCAGAAGGCATGACCCTTTACGATACAATATTGTTTCATATGCATAACCCTAATGGTCTATTTGCACAGCTTCCAGATTGGGAAGATTTTATTTTAATTGATGAGCCAACTAAGATTAATGCTGCACATGGAATCTATGCAAAGTATGACAACTATCATGCTAAAGAAATTAGAGATTTAATATTTAAAAGAAAAAGACTTACAAAATGGCTTGTTAATCATCATCTGGAAGGTCTTAAAGAAGATATTAACTTGGCTAGAGAATTGATTATTGAGAAAAATCTTAAAGGCTCACTTAAATACAAAGACTCTGAATTAGTCTAATACCATCTACATTTATTAAAGGCTCTTAATTGAGCCTTTTTTATTTTTGGCTTGACAATTTCTACACAGACCTTAGTGTTTTACTAGGATGTATCTAACATTATGAGGTTTTTATTTGGCTAATAAATTCGATTCAGCAAACTTTCCTACTCAAGTTCCAAGTGAATTACAGCTTGGCGATTTTTGGGCATGGAAAAGAGATGATCTAGCAGCAGATTATCCTCTTGCAGATTATGCATTAAGTTATGAATTTAATTTAATTGATGGCTCTACTGCAGCAAACTTTACTTTGACTGCAACAGAGTCAGGTAATGAGTACATTATCTCAACCTCTTCCACTACTTCTTACACAGTTGGCAACTACAACTGGATTTCTTACATAACAAGAAGCTCTGACTCTGCAAGGGTCAAGCTAGAAGAAGGTTATGTAGAGATACAAGACAATTATGCAACAACATCTAATTCAGTAAGAAGTCATGCAAAAAAAGTATTGGATGCAATTGAAGCTGTCATTGAAAACAGAGCAAGCATGGATCAGCAATCTATGTCTATTGCAGGTAGATCATTGTCAAGAATGTCTATCACTGACTTGATGACATTTAGAGATAGATACAAAGCTGAATATTTAAAAGAAGTTAAGATAGCAAGAATTAAAAATGGACTAGCTTCTGGAAACACTATCAAAGTTAATTTTGGTCAAAATCAAATCACACCTAAGAGTTAAGCATGGCATGGTATAACAACATATTTAGCAGAAAAGAAGTTCAAACAAAAAAACGTAGAGCTTATAGAAGAAGTTATACAGGTGCTAATGCAGGCAGATTGTTCTCTGACTTCTTAACTACATCTACAAGTGCTGATGCTGAAATAAAAGATAACATAAGAGTCCTAAGAGATAGGGCAAGAGAGTTAGCAAGAAACGATAGCTACATAGCTAGATACTTAAATCTGATGGTGTCTAATGTTATCGGTAAGCATGGCATAAGAGTTAGCTCTAAGGCACGACTAGATGACCCAGTTAATAAGGGAAAGCTAGACCTAAGAGCTAACCTGCTCATTGAGGAAGCATGGAAGGAATGGACAAAGATTGGCAACTGTACTACTAATGGCAGATTGTCATTTTTAGATTGTCAAAAAATATTTATAGAATCACTTTGCAGAGATGGTGAAGTTCTTATTAGAAAAGTAAAAGACAAAAATTCACCATTTGGTTTTAAATTGCAGTTCTTAGAAGCAGATCATTTAGATGAAGATAAAAATGATTACTACAAAGAGAATGGCAATAGAATTAAAATGGGTGTTGAAGTAGATGAGTTTGATAAGCCAGTTGCTTATCATTTATACAAGCATCATCCTTATGAGAGAACTTATCTTAATGAGAATCAGCACATAAGAGTTCCTGCAGAAGAGATCATTCATGCCTTCTTGCCACAAAGAGCAGAACAGACCAGAGGTGTTTCTTTAATTGCAACAGCAATGCCTACAGTCAAACAACTGAATGGTTATCTTGAAGCAGAGGTAGTAAGTGCTAGAGTATCAGCTAGTAAACAAGGGTTCTTTATTAGTCCAGATGGTGATGGTTATGTTGGTGATGGTGAATATGAAGATTCATTTAGTCCAACCATGACAGCACAAGCAGGTGTGTTTGAACAATTACCTGCAGGCATGGACTTTAAAGCATTTGACCCACAGCATCCAACATCAGCTTTTGATGCATTTACTAAATCAGTTTTAAGAAGCATAGCATCTGGACTTAACATTTCTTATCATTCTTTATCTAATGATTTAACTTCTGTGAACTACAGCTCTATTAGGCAAGGTGCTTTAGAGGACAGAAGCATGTTCCAGATATATCAACAATTTGTCATTGAACATTTTATTGAACCAGTCTTTAAGTCTTGGTTAGAAATGGCAGTGTCAACTAATTACATTAAATTGCCAGTATCTAAGGTGGATAAATTTGCAAGTTCAGTGACCTTCATACCCAGAAGTTTTGCTTGGATAGACCCACTTAAAGAAATGCAATCTAATGTAATTGGTTTACAAAATGGAACTGTCACTTATTCAGATATCTGTGCATCTTATGGAAGAGATACAGAAGAACTTTTTGAACAACATCAAAAGGAGATAGAGTTAGCAAAACAATATGGTATTGAATTAGCCTATCAACCTTTTGGAACTAAATTACCAGTAGAAGCTGTTATTACTGGTGGAGAAGAAGAAGATGAGCTTTAAACCAACAGCAGGCATGAAGGAAGAAGCTCAAAGAGGTCTTGATTGGCGAGAAGAGCATGGTAGAGGTGGTACAAGAGTTGGTGCTGTAAGAGCAAGACAGATTGTAGCAGGTGAAAATCTATCAGAAGAAACAGTCAAAAGAATGTACAGCTTTTTCTCAAGACATGAAGTAGATAAACAAGCTGAAGGATTTAGTCAGGGTGAAGATGGTTATCCTTCTAATGGCAGAATTGCATGGGCATTGTGGGGTGGAGATGCAGGTTATAGTTGGTCAAGACAAATAGTTGAACGACTAAAAAAAGAAGATGAGAGAGCTGTATCAGGTAAAGCCTTAGAAATGATCAAGAACAAAGTTGAAGAACATAATGAAGAGGTTGGTGATGTTGCTTCTAAAAGAACAACAGTAGGAACATTATCAAAAGTGTATGAACGTGGTATAGGTGCATATAAAACTAACCCTGCATCTGTCAGACCTAACGTAAGTTCACCAGAGCAATGGGCAGCAGCTAGAATTAATAGCTTTCTTTATGCTTTGCGAAATGGTAGATTTAGAAGTGGGAAGCATGATACTGATTTGCTTCCAGAAGGACATCCACAGTCAACGAAAAACAAGGAGAAAAGCATGGATAAAGTTGATGAAAGACATATCCTAAACATTGATGAAAAAGAAGATTCTGTAGTTATAGAATTTTCAAAACATCATGAGGATGAAATTGAAGAATCTGAACCAGTTGAAATGACTGATGCAGAAAATGGTTATAAGGAAGATGACGAAGAAAGGAAAGTTGTTGACCTTATGAGATACAGAACTCTTGATCTATCAAGAGCTGACTATATTGATGAAGAAAACAGAAGAGTCAGAGTGGGTGTATCTTCAGAAGAACCAGTTAACAGAAGTTTTGGCAAAGAGGTGTTAGGACACAAAGAAGATGAGGTAGATATGGAATTTATGTCATCTGGAACTGCACCTTTTTTACTTGACCACGATATGACCAAACAAATTGGTGTAATCGAAGAGTTTAAACTTGATGAGACTGCTAAGAGGACAATTGCAGTTGTTAGATTTGGTAAATCTGCACTTGCTCGTGAAGTTTTTGAAGATGTAGTTGATGGTATAAGAATGAATATATCAGTAGGCTACAAAATAAATAAGATGGAACGTGTCAAAGACGACAATGATGAAGATTACTACAGAGCCAGTTGGACACCTTTAGAGGTAAGTTCAGTTGCTGTTCCTGCAGATCAATCTAAAGCTGTTGGAGTTGGTCGTTCTGAAACTAACTTAATTCACAAACAGGTGAGAAATATGGAAAACGAAAAACAAGAAATTAATCTTGAAGAAGTTAAATCCAAAACTGTTGAAGAAGCAAAAGCAGAATTTAAAAGAAACTCTAAAGAGATTCTTGATTTAGCTGTCAGACACAACAAAAGAGATTTAGCTGATAAAGCCATATCAGAAGGTATATCTGTGGAAGAGTTTAGAGGTGTCCTCTTAGAGAACATTGCTAACGATAAACCATTAGAAACACCATCAGATATTGGTATGACTAAGCAAGAAGTCAAAAGATTTAGCGTAGTAAAAGCCATTCGTGCTTTAGCTAATCCTGCTGACAGAAAAGCACAAGAAGATGCAGCTTTTGAACTAGAATGTTCAGAAGAAGCAGCTAGAGCAAATGGAACAACTGCACAAGGCATTATGCTTCCTGCAGACGTTCTTGCAACATGGGGTCAAAGAGATTTGAACTCATCAGATGACTCAACTTTAATTCCACAGGATTTTAAAGGTGGGGACTTTATAGACGTACTTAGAAATTCATCTTCAGTTATGGCTGCAGGTGCAACTATGCTAAGAGGACTGCAAGGTTCTGTTGTCATTCCTAAGAAAACTGCAGCTTCAAGTGCAGGTTGGATTGCTACAGAAGGTGCAGCTTCTTCTGAATCAGAGTTCACATCAGGCAGTGTCACTATGTCACCAAAAGTAATTGGTGCACATACAGATGCAACTAGATTACTTCTACAACAAAGCTCATTAGATATTGAAAATCTAATTAGAGATGACCTAACACAATCAATCGCATCAGCTATTGATTTAGGTGCATTAGCAGGCTCTGGTTCAAGTGGACAACCAACAGGTATCAAAAATACTTCTGGTGTAAACACTACAACCTTTGCAGCAGCAAATCCTACCTATGCTGAAATCATTGGTATGGAATCTGCAGTTGCAGCAGATAATGCATTAATAGGCAACCTTTCATACATCTGTAAGCCTGCAGACTATGGCACACTAAAAACTGTTTCTAAAGATTCAGGCAGTGGTCAGTTTGTAGTTGAGCCAGATGGAAGAATGAATGGCTATGGTGTTGTTAGATCAAATCAAGTCACTTCAGGAGATTTTTACTTTGGTAATTTCTCTGACTTATTAATTGGTATGTATGGTTCACTAGATATCACAGTTGACCCTTACAGCTTGTCTAATACAGGTAGTATTAGAATTGTTGCTCTACAAACTGTAGATGTAGCAGTTAGACATGCTGTTAGCTTCTGTGTTTCTAATGATGGCTAATTAATAAATGCTAACTTGGAATGGGGGGAGTAATCCCCCCAACTTAAATATGAAAAATTTTTTAATACTTAGAGATACAGTTGCTAAAGGGCAACGTGTTAAAGCAGGTGACATAGTAGAATTGCCAGAAGATATTGGATATGAGCTATGTGCCTATGGAAAAGCTGAACCACATGTAGGTAAAGCTAAACCTAAAGCAAAAAAAGAAAATAGAAGTGTTGGCTTAGAGAAGTCAGAGGAAGCTCCAAAGAAAAGAGCTAAAAAATAATGCCTTTAGAGAGTGCTGCAGATTTTTCTTCATATCTGGATGCAACAACAGGTCATGCAGTCACTGCAACATTCTTTGAAACAGGTGTTTTATTTGATGGCTTTCCACTTATTGATAGTCTGGGATTTATTGATGATGGACTTTCAACGCTAATAAACATTATTATTGATGATGGTTATTTTGATATAGGTGGTCAGTCTGTAGATGTGGCAGGTTTTGAACAAAGAGCTATATTAAAAATATCAGATGCACCTAATGTTTCTCAAAATGACAAAATAGTTGTCAATGCTATAACAACAGATCAAGGCAATACACTTAAAGCTCAAACTGAATACAGAGTTAGAACAGTTGAGCCAGACAATACAGGTCTAGTTTCTCTAGTCTTAGAGGAGCAATAATGTCACAGTTCAGATTAGAAACAGAAGCAGATATGGCAGCATATCTTGATATTGATTTTGGTCATGCTGTGTCAGCAACTTACACAAAAGATTCTACAGATACTACAGTAAATGTTATTCTTAATAACGAATACATTGAACAAGATAATGGTGTTGGTGTAGAAGCACTAAAACCAGTTGCATATCTAAGAACTGTAGATGCACCAAATGCTAGTTTTGGTGACACATTAGCAGTCAGTGCAATTAAAGATGTAAATGGTAATACACTTAAAGCTGCTCAAAATTACACGATAGTAAATGTGCAAGCAGACAGAACAGGTTTTTCAGCTTTTGAATTAGAGGAAGTCTAATGGCACATGTAAGACAACAAATAAGAGAATATTTTGGTACAACACTTACTGGTCTTACAACCACAGGCACTAGAGTGCATGAATCCAGAGTCTATCCTTTAGAATCTTTACCTGCTTTAGTTATTTACACAAAATCCGAAACTTCAGAACCAGTAGTTATAGGTTCTGCTAGAGAATTACTAAGAGAACTAGAAGTAGTTGTTGAAGGCTATGCAAAAGCAACTACCAATTTTGACGATACAATTGATACAATATGCAAGGAAGTAGAAGAAGCAATTGCAGCAGACCCTACATTAAATAGTGTAGCTAAAGATGCATTTATATCTTCTACTGAAATTGATTTTAATAGTGAAGGGGAAAAGCCTTTAGGTTTTGTGACTATGACCTTCACAGTTCAATATCACACACATGAAAATGATGTTGAAACAGCAATATAGGAGTTAAACATGAAAATGATTAGTCCAGATGGTAAAGTTTCTATAGATGCTCACCCTTCTAAGGTTGAGTCTTTATTGAATATGGGTTGGAAGGAAGAAGCAGTCCAGTCTAAAGACAAAGTTAAATCTTCTTCTAAAAAGTCTAAAGACGAGGTAGAAAATGGCAACACATAAAGGTAGTGAGGGAGTTGTTAAGGTTGGAACTAACACTGTTGCAGAGGTTAGATCATACTCAATTGATGAATCAGCAGACGTGCTTGAAGATACAAGCATGGGTGATTCAGCAAAGACCTACTTAGCATCTTTAACTTCTTTTTCTGGAAGTTTAGATGTTTTTTGGGATGAAACTGATACTTCTGGTCAGGGTGCTTTGACTGTTGGCTCATCTGTGACTTTAAATGTATATCCAGAAGGTGCTGATAGTGGCGATACCTATTATTCTGGTACAGCACTTGTGACTGGTGTTTCAAGGTCTGGTTCATTTGATGGCATGGTAGAAGCAAGCATTACAGTACAAGGTTCTGGTGCATTAACACAATCAACAGTCTAAGATGAAGGCTATTGAAAACGCTAAGAAGCATTTTGCAGAGCAAGATGTAAAAGTAATAAAAGTGCCAGAATGGGGTACAGAAGATGAACCTTTAACAATATACAGCAAGCCATTAACGTTAGCTGAAACTTCTAAGCTCTATAAAATGAGCAGAGAAGATGATCTAACAATGATGGCTTATGTATTAATTTATAAGGCACTTGATTCTAATGGTGATAAGTTATTTACACTGGAAGATAAACAAGCTCTATTAAATAACGTAGATAGAGAAGTTTTAGTTGATGTAGCTCAAAAAATTATGGGTCAAGAACCTATTGAGGATGTCAAAAAAAACTAATAAAGGATACTAATTTATATACACAATATCAGCTTGCAGAAAAATTAAATAAAACATTGCAAGAACTACAGCAAATTAGTGTCCAAGAATATCAAGGGTGGATTGCTTATTTTGAAATAATGGCAGAAAAGGAAAATGGCAAATAAAAAAGTCAAATTTGAACTAACAGCAGTAGATAAAACAAAAGCAGCTTTTGATAAAGTGACAAAAGGTCTTACTACTGTTGGTGGTGCTGCTGCTAAAGCAGCTAAAGGTGTAGCAGGTGTAGGTTTAGCTGCAGGTGCTACAGCAGGTGCATTAGCTCTGTTAGTTGATAAGTCATTCCAAGCCATAGATGCAATAGGTAAAACAGCTACTCAATCTGGTATAGCTACTGACACACTACAAGCATTTCATTTAGCTGCTAGAGAATCAGGTACAACCATTGAAGGTGCTAATGCAGCACTTATTAAGTTTGCTAGAAGTGTAGGTGATGCCCAAAGAGGTCTTAAAACTCAAGCAGACATATTCAAAGATTTAGATGTAAATATACACAATGCAGATGGCTCAATGAGGTCATTTGATGAAATCTTATTTGATACTGCAGTAGGTATTACAAGTCTTGGCGATCAAACAGCTAGAGCAACAGCACTAGCAAATTTATTTGGCAGGCAGGGTATATTTTTAACTGGTGCTATAACCAACTTATCAGAAGTTGGTATGAAAAACTTTATTCAAAGAGCAAAAGATTTAGGGATTGTTCTTTCTGAAAGAGTCATAAGAAGAACAGAAGCATTTAATGATGCTGTTGGTGTTGTAAAAATGCAACTAGGCTCTTTCATAAACAACATAACTACTTCATTTTTGCCAGTCTTTGAAAGTCTGCAGACAGTAATTGCAGAAGCAATACAGGAAATGATTGATTCTGCAGGTGGCATGGATAAGTTAGGCATGAGTATTGCTAACTCTATTATTGATGCAAGTGCTAGTGTGATTGAATCTGTGGGGGAAATGCAGTTTGCTATTGCAGATTTTGTTGCTAATTTAGAACAAACTTTTCCAAGAGCCACAGTCAGTTTCTTGCAGTTTGTCACCGATTTTTTAGAGCATGCACCTACAGTTGGTGGCACTGCAGCTAAAATCGCAAATGTATTATTAGACCTAAAACAAGCAGAATTAGATTTAGCTAAAGCAGAACGTAATGTAGCTAGCAAAGAATTTTTAGATAGAACAAAAAAAGCTGCAGATAATTTGCGTGGCATGAAAATGACTGCACAAGATTTATTAGATATAAATAATAAATTAGATAAATCTAATAAACAGAATACTAATTCTTTAACAGATCAATTAAATCCACTACAAAGATTAAAGTCTGAATATGAAAATCTACAAGAACAATTAGAAAAAGGCACAGTAGCATCAATGAAAAAATTTGAAAATGCTATTGTTGATGGCATAAAGACTGGCAAATTAGAATTTAGAAGTTTTGCAGACTTTGTTATCAGTGAATTAATTAGAATTGCTGTGCAAAATCAAATCATTGCACCTCTGTCTGGGATGTTTGATTCTTTTTTTACAAGCATTTTTTCAGCAGCACCAAAGCCAAGACCTGCTATTTTTGATGGTGGTGGTTATACAGGCATGGGAGCAAGATCAGGTGGCGTAGATGGCAAAGGTGGATTTCCTGCAATTTTGCATCCTAATGAAACTGTTATTGATCACAGCAAAGGGCAGACAATGGGAGCTACAGTCAACTTTAATATAAATACAGTAGATGCTTCTGGTTTTGATGAACTATTAGTATCAAGAAAAGGCATGATAACAGCTATGGTTAATCAGGCTATGAACTCAAGAGGTAAGGTGGGTGTAATATGAGTGGTGCATTTCCTACCAGTCCTGCTTTTAGGGCATTAAATTTTAGAAACGTAAGACCTACAATTGTAGATCACAGTTTATCTGGTAAAAGAGTTGTTAGGCAGATTGGTTCTCAATATTTTACTTTCGAAGTTGTTATGCCACCTATGGTTTATGCAGATGCAATGGATGTGTTTGCATTTTTACAAAAACAAAAAGGTAGTTTTGAAACCTTTACAATCACATATCCAACAGATAACAGAGGAGCAGGTAAAGCAGAAACAGATATATTAGTTAATGGTACACATGCAGTTAGTGATAGCACGATTGCTTTAGATGGTTTTGCAGCATCTACAGCAGGAGTATTAAAAGCAGGTGATTTAATTAAGTTTGCACATTCAAAAGTTTATATGGTTCAGGATGATGTTGATTCTAACTCTAGTGGAGAAATAACAGTTTCTATAGAACCAAGTTTAGTGACTGCATTAGCTGACAATTCAGCAGTCACTGTCAACAAACCATCTTTTACAGTTTATTTAACGTCAGAAGAAATTATGTACACCACAGATGCTTCTGGTCTTTACAACATACAATTTGAAGTAAGAGAAGTTATAGAATAATGGCAAGGTCTATTAGTTCAGGCTTGCAAACACAAATAGCCAACGATGCTAATAATATTGCTTTTCTAGTTGAGTTAAATTTTTCTACACCTATAAGAGTCACTAACTTTTATAGAGATGTCACTTATGATTCTAATGCTTATGAAGCAGGTGGTAATTTCTTAAATGTAGCTGCATCTCAAGAAACAGGTGAAGCTGCAGTGCAAGACCTGCAAATTACTATGTCTAATGTCACATCAACAATAAGAACTGTTATTGAAGGTGGTGATTACATAGATAAATCAGTAAATGTTTATATAGCTTTTTTTGATACTAATGAAACGCTTGTTGATGCAACAACATTTTTTTCAGGCTTAATAAGCAGTTGCAGCATATCAGAAACCATTGATTCATCTGCAGTGACAATTAATGTTGCTAATCATTGGGCAAATTGGAATCTAAAAAAGGGCAGGCACTTTACTGACGAATCTCAACAACAAGTGTATTCAGGTGATAAAGGCTTAGAATATGCAGATCAAACTAAAGATGACATAAGATGGGGTAATAGCTAATGCCTATTGGTGGTGCTGCTCCAGTTGCTCAATCTATTTTTGCAAAAATAGGTACTTGGTTTGCTACTAGCAAAATTGCAAAGGCTTTAAGTTGGGCAGTCACAGCAATTACTGTTGGAGCAGGAATAAAGGGTTTTAGAGAAGCACAAGATTTAATGGCTAAAGGGCAGGGCATATTAGGTCAAAAAACTGCTCAAGGTGGGAAGATACCAGTCATATATGGCAGAAGGAGAGTTGGCAGCACATTAGCTTTAATGCATACACATGATGGCAGAAGTCAAAACCTTGTAGCTGTATATATGTTAGCAGTAGGTGAGGTAGATCAAATAGAATTAGACACCATTGAAATAAATGGTGTATCTATAAAAGATAGAAAAGTTTTTCATCAAGGCTATTATGCAGGTTCAGATAAAATTAGTTCTGGAGCAGGTTCTTTGTGTACTGCATCACAAATAGGTGTTGTACAAGAAGATAATGAAGGTGAGTCAGGTACAAATCCTGCTAGACGTTATCGCATGGTTTTTAATGCACATCATGGAGCAGATGATCAAGCAGCAGACCCTATGCTTATTGCTTCAACACCAGAAGTCTGGTCAAGCAATCATAGGTTAAGAGGAATTGCTTATATAGCAGCATCTTTTGAATACGATACAGAGGGTATGTTCAGAAGCATGCCACAATTAACAGTAGTGGTTAAAGGTAGAAAAATATATGACCCTAGAAAAGATGGCTCAATTACAGGTGGCTCTGGTAGTCATAGATATGACACACCATCTACTTATGAATGGTCAGATAATGCTGCTTTATGTCTGTTAGATTATTTAAGAAATGATGAATATGGTAAAGGTTTAGCAAGCTCTGCAATTAACCTGCAGTCATTCCAAACAGCAGCTAATACATCTGACACTATAAAAGAAACACCAGATTATGATGGTACTGCATCTGCTGCTACTTTTACTGGTAGCATTAATGACAGATTTTTAAATGTAGATGCTACTACATGGGGTAGAGCAAAAATTGGTGGCTTATTAACTCTTGAAGATTCTGGTTCAAATACAGAGTTAGATGGTGTCACTATTGTAGATGCTCTTAGATTTCATGAATTTGAAGAAACAAATCCAATTTATCAATTAGTTGTAGATGGTCAGTTGTCTGCTAATTACACAAATGAAAATGGTACTGCTTTAGTAAAAGTAAAAAGATTCCATTGCAATGGTGTTATAGATACAAATAAAAATGTTTTAGAAAATACGCAAGAGCTTTTAGCTAACATGAGGGGTATTCTTAATTATATAGATGGCAAATATGAAATAACATTAGAGGACACTGCTTCATCTGCATTTACAGTCACAGATGATCACATTATTGCAAGCACAGGCATTACTGTTAATTATGAAGATAAGTCAGCAAAAGCAAACAAAGTAGTGGTTCAATTTTTTAATGCATTAAAACGCTATGAGATGGACACAGTGACTGTATTTCATGACCCTAATAGTGATGATGATTTTTCAGATTTTAAATCAGATGATGGTGGTGAAGAATTAGAATTGGTAGTAGATTTCCCACATATAGTTAATAAATATGTTGCTTACAATATGGGCAAAGCCATATTAGGCAGAACAAGAAATCAAATGACAATAACATTTACTGCAACTCCAGAGCTGTATAAGGTAAAAGTTGGAGATGTAATTACAGTATCTTATACACCTTTAGGATTTACAGGTAAATTATTTAGAATTGAAGGCATGAATTTAATGCCTAATGGATTGATTGATATACAAGCTATTGAATATCTTGATATATATACTTGGGAAGCACCACCACAAGAAAGCATTGAAAGTATTGCTAGAGTGCCAACAGGCAGAGAAGTTAAAGCACCTTCTGGTCTTTCATTTACTGATACAGATTCTTCTAATACAGGCAGACCATTTATATCATGGAACGCTATAACAGATTTTCCACAATATGAATTTAGAGTATCTATAGTTGATTCTTCTGGTAATAAAGTTTTAAACAGAGTTGTTAGTGACAATTTTGTTGACTTAAATTTTTTACCAATTGCAAACAACTATGTGGCTACAGTTTCAACAGTTAATGGGCAAGGTTCTGAATCTACTGGTACAACTCTTACTTTTAGTATTACAAACACACCTACAAAAGCAGCAGATGTAGATGTTGCAGGTGTTATATCAGCAGGCAGCATTATAGTTTCTGGTGATAATGTGACTACATTAACCAATAATGCAGGCTATGTTGATTCTTCTGGAGCTGCTAGTGCTGCTCCAGTACAATCAGTAGCAGGTGCAACAGGTGCTGTTTCAGCATCAACAATTATTTCAGCAGGTAATATTGTTGTACAGGGTGACAACATTTCTACACTTACAAATAATTCTGGTTTTACAGATTTTGATGCTAATGATGTGCAAAACGCTATTACTAATAATGTGACAACAATAGATGGTGGCAAGATTACAACTGGCACAGTTAATTCAGCAAGAATTAATACTGATACGCTAAATGTAAAACAGTTTGATGATGTCACGTCTAAAATAATTAATCACAATAGTAATAAAGTTCCACTAACCAGATTTGCTTCTAATTACACCACTACAGCAAACACAGGTAGTTCTGGAACTCATACTTGTGTTCCAGTAGATGTTTCACAATGCAGAACAGGTGGCTCATTTATAGCTTATGTTCAAGGCATCTTTGGTGATGTAGAAAATGTAGTTGTAGAATTTTCTGTTAATGGTGGTTCAAGTTATTCTAATGCATCTAATGGTCAAGTATTCACAATACAGGCAGGCACATATAGAGGTTATACACTTTTGTACAATGACACATTAAGTTTCACTGGTTCTAATGAAACTGCTAAATTTAGAGTTAAATTTGTTGGTGATCAGAACTATACACAAATAGGACTAACTGTAGTGGTAGATAATACAAATTAATTAATTATGTAATGGAGAACACTTTTAAATTACATTAGAATAGGATAGAGGTTTAAATGGCACAACACGATTTCAACATAGCCAACCAGATTGGTAGTGCATTTAGAGCAGACCTAAACAATGCTTTATCTGCTATTGCTACTACTAGCAGTGGTTCTTCAGAGCCATCAACTACTTTTGCACATCAACTCTGGGTAGATACAGGCAATAACTTACTAAAGATTAGAAATGCAGCTAATAACGCATGGATTACTATTGGTGTCAGCATTACTGCATCTAATACTTTTACAGGCGATATTACAGGAAACGTCACTGGAAACCTCACTGGAAACGTCACAGGAAACGTGACTGGTAATGTCACTGGTGATCTAACAGGAAATGCAGACACAGCTACAACTTTAGCAACAGCAAGAACAATACAATTATCTGGAGATGTCACTGGTTCTACTTCTTTTGATGGAAGTGGAAACGTCACCATCACAACAACTATATCTTCTGACTCAACAGTTTTAGGCACTGATACAACAGGCGATTATGTGGAAAGCATATCTGGTGGTACTGGTGTCACCATAACAGGTGGTACTGGTGAAAGTTCTACACCTACTGTTGCAATAGGTCAGGCAGTTGGCACTACTGATAATGTTTCTTTTGGTGTTGTCACAGCAAGTTTAACTGGTAATGTCACAGGTAATCTCACAGGTAATGTCACAGGTAATGTCACAGGTGATATTACAGGTGATCTTACTGGTGATGTGACTGGTACTGTTTCAAGCATTGCAAATCATTCAACCTCTAATTTATCTGAAGGCACTAATCTTTATTACACAGATACTAGATTTGATACAAGACTAGCTACAAAAGATACTGATAATCTTACAGAAGGTAGTAGCAATCTATATTTCACAAATGAACGTGTTGATGACAGAGTTAATTCATTATTAACTGCAGGTGCAAATATAAGTCTTACTTATGATGATTCTGCTAATACACTTACTATTGCAGCCACTGAAGATAATTTATCTAACAATGACACAGATGATTTAAGTGAAGGCTCATCTAATTTGTATTTTACAAATGCAAGAGCAAGATCAGCTATTTCAGCAGGTGGAGATTTATCATATAACTCAACCTCTGGTGTTATGTCCTTTACCAAAAGGACAGATGCAGAAGTAAGAGGATTAGTTTCTGCTAGTGGAGATTTATCATACAACTCAAGCACAGGTGCATTTAGCTTTACAGAGAGAACAGATGCAGAGGTAAGAGGTTTATTATCAGCATCTGGTGATTTATCTTACAACTCTAGTACAGGTGCATTTAGCTTTACACAAAGAACAGATGCACAGGTTAGAGGACTGCTATCAGCATCTGGTGATCTATCTTACAACTCAAGCACTGGTGCTTTTAGTTTTACTGAACGTACTGATGCAGAAGTTAGAGGTTTAATATCTGGTAGCACAGGTGTTTCTTACAACAGCTCAACAGGTGCTATATCTATTGGGCAAGCAGTAGGAACTACTAATGATGTCACCTTTAATGATGTGACAGTTTCTGGTGATCTAACAGTTTCTGGAACAACTACAACAGTTAACACAGAAACAATTAATCTTGCAGATAACCAGATTGTTTTAAATTCTAACTTTACTGGTTCATCACCAACAGAAAATGGTGGTATAGAAATTGAACGTGGTACACAAACAAATAAAACTTTAGTCTGGAATGAAACAGACGATAAATGGACTGTAGGTTCAGAAACTTTTGTAGCAGCTACTTTTGAGGGAGCTTTGACAGGTAATGTCACAGGCAATTTGACTGGTAATGTCACTGGTAATGTCACTGGAGATGTCACAGGTAATGCTGATACAGCTACCACATTAGCTACTGCAAGAACTATTAATGGCACTTCTTTTGATGGTTCAGCAAATATATCTTTTGACACTGATTCAGTCAGCGAAGGTTCAAGCAATTTGTATTACACAAATGCTAGAAGCAGAGCAGCAATAAGTGCATCTGGTGACCTATCCTATAACTCAAGCACAGGTGTTATATCTTTTACAGCATCTGCAGCTCCAGTTAGTTCAGTCAATACACAAACAGGTGCTGTTGTACTAGATTCAG